CGTATGTTAAGTTTTACCCGATGTAGTCTAGGCGTATCTTGATCTTGAGTATCCCTATCTAAATCGAGGGATTGGACGTTGTACTTATTTTGTAGGGTATGATCGGCCTAAGACCCACGTATTCTTCCCATAATGACTGCAACGTTCCCTGGAATGGGAACACGACCCATTACCATGCCTCCCTGTCGGAGCCGCTGAAAGCGCGAGGTGCAGTTAGCCTTCTTCATAGACAACTTAAAAAGGCACCCACTTACATAAATTACGTAAAAATAGCCCATATACGCCCATTATCACATTAATGCTTGAAGACTATCCCAAAGCATTGATCTGTCCAACTGTAATAAATATTATGCTGACGTAGCATTCTATCGTTGATTTCTTGTATAAATCCATAAGTGGTATCATGAGACTTCGTGTCTGATTCGCTACGGGTGTTTTATCTGTTACACGGGAAAAATTAGCTATCCCGCGAAATTCTATGCCAAATTGTTGGGGGAAGTACCAACGTCGAGTTCCTGAATTTAATGCGGTTCAGGGTCTGTAGCAAATGCCAGCATAGAGTCTTGTACCAATGTCATGTCATAGGCATTCGTCAAGAAAGCGCACGAACGGACACGTTATTTAACGACGTGTTGAAGGTCTGGTCGACAATCCATGGCTTGTACGCGTGTGAACCGATCGTAATTCTGTCCCTGATACCAGTAGTGCTTCGCGCCTGTGGTCTATGGGATGGGGGAAAGTTACGATTCTCGTAGAAAAAGTCAACTTTCTTATGACTTCCTCCAACTCAAATCTTGCCCAGTCCACTATTAAATTCGGTTTCTTTTCGGAACTTGAGGGGAAACGCAGGACTATTGAACTCAATCGAGCTCGCCAAGAAAAGAGCGAATACGTTTCACAACAGATTTCGCTCCCTGGACCTTCCATACGCCGTCTACCTCCCGTGGAAAAAGTCTACTCTATCATCCCTCATAAGTATGATGGCTGGTTTAGATACGCTTTGTTACACGAGTTTTGGAATGTGCATGAGGAATATTTTGGTTTTGCCCGAGTGTACTCAAATGATTTCCTCTTGCATGTTATATTGGATGGTGGTTACCCGTGGTTGTCCAGTGGTCCGTATGGTCAGGCTCTCACTCAGCTTGCCCTCATGCGTACCATGTCCAAAGCATCTCTACGTGTCCCGAGGGCGCGTGTTCCTATCACACATGAATTTTTCAAGTTGTTGTATCAGCCCATCCTTGGATCTAATGAGATGACGGAAATAGCTGATGTTTTCATTGAACTGCGCAACTTGGATATTAATTTCCAGCGTTATGCGAGAGAGTCGCTTAAAAAATCTTATGATAAGATTTTCGATGCAAATACTCTCGCGGTTTACAGGAACTCACTTGATTTTCACTGTGTTGGGAGTGTTGAACGCTTACCATCTGGATTATTTGTGAGGCGAGAAAGACTTGCCCACCTGCAGTCCGGTATTTTTGGGTTGCCATCGGCGATCCATGAACTCAAGGACCAGGCGTCTGAGCTCATTAGCACCTTAAAGACCAGTAGCAAAGCCGTTTGCAACACTGTTGAGGTCATTGGTGACCAGACAAGTGAGTTGCTTGATCAAGCTCAGAGCATTTTCTCACCAATCGTCACGATCGCCAAACAGTTTGATAACGTCGTTTCGGGATTCTCTGATACCATTTCCTATTTGTGGAAGCTGGTTGTTAAGTTTCCCGAAATTTCGTTACCTACTGTGTCCATCCTGTTGCTCAGACTCCTTAAGAATCTACTTCCTAAAATGGCGTATGATACCTTAAGGATTGCTCTAATTTTGGCTTTAACCGCCGGATTAGGGTTACACTTGAGCAATGTCATCAGCACTTTCTTCAGTGCTGTTGATAATGTCCGGGTTGTTGGCATACCTCACGAGCAATCCTTCTCTCTTGTTGACATTGTCACGCCTTTAACTTCTATTTATATGATGATGGGCGTTGATCCAAACAACAAAGGTGAACTTGTGAAGGCGATTAAGGATATCCCCCATTTTGCAAAAGGGGCGGGTATGTTCCTTGATGGTTTTATTACGTTTGCGGTCAAGTTGTCTTCGCTGGTAACCATCCGTAATGGTTGGTCCAATGACATCGCCTCGATTTTCAACACTGAGTATCGCGAGTGGTCACGTCGGGCAAATGCCATCATGGCTAACGCCAAGAATAATTGCCTTGACGTTTCCTCACTAGGTGTTGGCGAGATTGAAGTTGTCATTACCAATGGAACTTTACTTCACAAATCGCTGGTTGAACATAAGGAAACTCTACTGGCTGCTATGGTCCTAAAGAGCATTGGATCATTGGAAAATGTACTCGTTACTGTTCAGTCTATCCTTATGCAGGGTGGTAACGACAGACAAATGCCAGTGACCGCAGTTTTCAAAGGACTTCCAGGGATGGGAAAGACCGTTGCTGCATCACTTCTCGGCGAAAATGTCCTCGATATCTTGCTCAAGGACTACCCGGAAGTATACAGGGAGTTTAAGGATAACCCTGATGACTTTATTCTCTGCAAGTCAAAGGACCCGTGGTTTGATGAATTGACTCCTAAAAAGCGCGTAATAATTTTTGACGATTTTGCATCAATGCGAACTCAGACACAGGATGATGCAGCTTGGCCCCAGCTAATCGATGCCTGCAACACCTCACGGAAAACTGTGCCCGTTGCTGATCTTAACAAGAAGGGTTTGATACGGTTTAACCAGCTTGTTACATTGATCACAACCAACGACACTAACGTTAATGACCCGCTGCTTGTTAGTGTAGACGCTGTCGCGTCGAGAATTCACTTTGTATTTACCGTTTCTGTCAAAGGTCCTAAGTACAGTGGTGTTTCCCTACGTGATGCCAAACCTAACGAGTTAGATGTTAGTCTGTGGTCGTTTTCCCTCAATCTTATTGACTCACAAGGTGTTTTCCATGATATGGGCATTGAGTGTGATTACTTTGACGTTCTCACGCTCCTCGTACACCAG